TACTTGGCTTGCTCCTAATTGTGCAAATGAACCTGTTTCATCTTCTTTTACGAATGAGCCAGTTGATATTGCAATAGGTTGATTGTTTGCATCACCTACCCACATATATCCAGTCTGAATGTTTGGTAAAAGGACAGGACCAGGGTTAAGAACTAATCCTTTTCCACCTGAACCTTCTTTTGTTACTATTCCTAATGGTTGGATGATTGTATTTGCTCCCGTAGGACGAGTTGATGTCCAACCTCCCGTAGCAGATACATAAACTAAAGTACCTGCAGGATATCCTGTTGTATCAATAGCATCTATCTCACCTAATACAATTCCTCTACCTGAACCTCCTGCTGTAATATCCTCAGCGGCTACATAAGTTGCTGGCATTTTAGATGCATCAGCTGCTTGTGCTATATACACTATTGGATTTGCTCCTAATGCTCCACTAACAAATAAAGGAGTTCCTTTTAATATTGTAGTTGATTCACCACTTCTAATAGTATCGTTTAAAGCATCTACATACTGAAGAGAAAGATTTCCTGCTCCATCGGTTTGAATAAATGATTTAACACCATTGTCAGCAGATGGGTAAATTAATCCACTTGCAGTAAAGCTATTTACTGCATTAACATGACCGTAAAGAGTTTGTGTATCATCAGCTGCATCTCCAAAGATATTTGAACCTGAAGAGTATATTACTGAAGAACTTTCAGTTATAGTATGAATAGTAGTTGCAGTTAAAGTTCCAGTCTCAATAGATGAAAACTTAGCTGCTGATGCAGTCATCTCATTCGTAAAGGTATTAATACCTGTGAATGTTTGTGTTGCATCTAATTTAGCGAATGAGCCTGTTTCAGATTCAGTAATCCAGCTTCCACTTTGAGAACCTAAATTAGACCACTTTGTATCATTTGAACCAGTATAAGTTGCTAATGTAGCATCTTTAGTTAATTGAGATGCAGAGAATGAATTTAAATTACTTAATGATGAATCTACACTTGCAGTATAAGTTGCTAATGTACTATTCTTTGTATCTTGTGATGCAGTAAATGCATTCAATTGAGTTATAGATGATACTATACTTGCAGTCGATTGTGATGCAGTATATTGATTCAATGCATTGATACTAACTTGCTGTGATGCTGAACTTACATTCAATGCATTCAAACTAATAGTAGCAGATGCAGTAAATGCGTTTAGTGAACTTAAATCAGTTGTATCTGCAACAGTTACATCAAATGTATCTCCGTTACCCTTTGTAAAAGTAATCACATTAGATGCTGCCGATGCAGTTACTAATAGGGAGCCAGTTGCAGTTGTTGATAAGTAACTACCAGTCTGTCCGCCTAATGTATTCCACTTCTCATTGTTAGATGAAGTGTATGAGTTAAACGAACCTGTTGTTACATAACTAGCTTCTAATGAGCCTGTAAAGTTATTTAAGTTTTCAATAGATACTGCTACTGATTGAGTGTATTCACCAAATGGAATCTCATCTACTAACGAGTCAATCACATTTCTATTATATTCTCTCAATATTGCAGGAGTAATATAATTCGTGTTGTTATTTGGAAACGAAGTATTGTTATCTACTATTAATTGTTGTTTGGTCCTTGCCATATTATGAATCTATTTTATTTTAGTTATCAAAACCATCTGAATATCCATCACTAAATCCACCACCCGTATGTATTTGTGTTCCTTGTATTACACCAATACCTTGTTCCATAAGTGCGCCATTGCAGCATCTTACATCATAGGTATCTCTATCTAAACATAGACATCCTCTTCTCGAATTCTTTGGTGATGATAAACCTTGAGTAGGTCCAATGTAAATACCAGAAGCATTCTCTCTATTGACAGAATACCTCAAGTTGCCGTTTCTACTATTACTCCATTTAGCCATTGATGGTTGTGTTTATACTATTAACAATGGTTAATCTATAAATCGTTATCCAATCTTCTTCAGCGATTCATTATGGAGCAGATTCTCTAATTGATTCTTATCTGAATGGAATGCTAGATACATTAAGCATTTCTCTAATGGTTGCTTAACTGCTTCATCCATCTTCATTAAGTCGTTATTGCAAAGGGTTATAATTGATTGATAATTTCCCCACTTCTTTCCAAAATTGATTTGATGTTGGGAGATATCCCCTCCACTTCCTTCAAAGATTTCAGGGTAGAATTCAATAAGTCCCTTGATAAATTGATAAAAAAAAACATTGTACCGAAATGTACATCCATATTCACTCCTTTCCAATGCTCCGATTCTTCTTTGCCAGTGTATGGTGCAATCTCATATAACTTACCTACCTTCTTTGTTACAGGTCTATATAGGATAGCCATTATCTTATGCCAGTTAGAATCTATCTTAATCTCATTGTACTTTGCTATATCCACATAAGCACCATATGCCATTTGTGATAGATTTGGTTCAAAGCCATACTCAACTCCATCTATTGTAACAAACCTCTGCAATTCGAATTCATCTTTGGCAAGGAATGAATACATTTGGTTCTTAATCTTTATAAATGTTTCAGCATCTATCTTACTCATAATACCTGGCTCTATGTTACATAGGTGATAGAATAAAGTTGCTGTTACCGCATCTTCATCATCCTTATATGTTTCTAAATCCTTCTGCATTCTTAAATACTTGCGTAATGTGATTGCTGAATAATCATTAGGTACTACAATTGTTAATTCTTTCTTCATATTAGTTTACATTTGTGAATTGATTAATAAAGTTAGTCAAGCGTTTTACTTTCGCCTCCTCATTGTCTAACTTAGCCTGCATCAATATGATACCTGCTCTTAATTCTTCGTTTATTTCGTTCATCTCCTTAACATATAACAGGAGTTGTCTTATTTCTTCGCTAGAGTATGTTTGTTCCATTAGTATTTGTATTTGCCTATCGATATTGCGTATTGTCCTTTCTTTTGTGCCTGTACTGATAACTTCATCATACAAGCGTATCTTGCAGCATCAATAGCATGGTCTAATCCACCTTCAGGTTGGTCAGTTGTATATCCATTCTTATCGGTTATGTATTGATATGCGTACATCTCATTGATTAAGTTTTGACTCTTCTTATCTACCTTAATCTTATAGTTCTTCATTACTCCGATACCGAATCTGATACTATCTGGTCCTTTCTTAACGGGTTTGATGTTGAATCCACTTCGGTAGATTTCTTCGATAAGCCTAGGCTCTGCTGAATCTGCAAATATTTCATGCGACTTATCGATTTCGAGCTTTTGGAGTCTATCAACGATGTCTGCAGTGACAAGACCCTTTTCATAAAGAAGTTCTTCCAAATGAAGTTCATCCCCCCTTTTATAGACTGCCACCAAAGAAGTGGGGTCTTGAGAAAAACCAAAGTCAATACCAAAGGCAACGAAATCACCATCAGTATCATCAACAATGTCAAATTCAAATATAGCTTTATCATTTGGCGCAAATTCACCTTTTCCATATATCTTCCAGTATTTTGGGTTTTTAGTTTCTAATTCTTCAATTGCATCTACCATCTCTTTGGGTAGGTACACATTGTCTTTGTATGTTGTAACATATCTATCGCAATCTCCCATTGTTCTTAACCAATGGTATGGCGATACAGTCGGGTTATATGCAAGTATTATCTTACCTGTTGTACGAATGCTTAGCTGAAAATAACTTTCCTCATCCAATTCACTAGCCTCATCAATGAATAGGATGTCAGATTTAAGACCTCTAAGCTTATCAGCATCATCAGAGTTAATAAACTGAATAGTGCTTTCACCTAACTTATAAATCCTATCACTAATATTGTAATCATCTTCTTTCCATATTCCGATGCTCTTTAAGATATCGCTGAAATCCTTTATTACTGTTCGTTTAAGCGATGGAATTGTTTTCCTTACTATTGTTATGGTCTTTTGGGTTTCAATCGCTTGTACAATCAGGTATTGAAGAATAGCGTATGTCTTGCCACTTCTCGTACCACCAATGTGCTGGCTGACTCTTTTAGTTGAGTCTAATAGATTCTCAAATGTTATCGTTGTGTCTATCGTTACTTCCATTCTTATTGATGTTTATTGAGACCTGTTGTATCTTCTGCTCTATCTCTGCTCTCATTTCAGTTCTACTTAACTTCGGCATATTGAACTCTAATAACTTAATTGCCAAATCAACTGCTGCTTTAGGGTCTTGCTTAATCATTTCCTTCATAATGGTTGGCAAATCATCCAACACTACATTGGTTGCTCTTGCAATACTCAACTTCATCATTTCAGTAGAACGATTAATAGAACCTGCCGGT